CCGATCCGCTGCAGCGCCTTGTCAACGGGATCAAGCGACTTCGCGAGCGATGAGGCATCGCCCGTCACCTTCAACGCGAGTCCGAGAATCGTTGACACTACTCAACCCCAAGCGCTTTTTTGAGATCCAAAATCACGTCGCGAGCCTGGGCCGGATGCTGCGGCGGCTTTTCGATGGGGTTGAAGTCCGATGCCGACGGAGCCTTGCCTTTCGCGCAGTGCGGTGCGAGCACCGCCGACACGACAAGGCCCGTCTCCGCCCAGGAATCGGGGATCGCCTCAAAGAACCGCGTGTAAGCCTTCCACTCCGTAAACTCGCGACTCGACATCCGAGTCATCAATTCCGATACCGTCATCTTCAGGTGCCCGGCGAGCGCGAATGCGAACCTCCGCGTCTCGGACACGTTCAGTCTTTTCCCAACTCCTCCACGTCGCCCTCCGACATCGCGTTGTGCTTCATCGCACGGTCGAAGAGCCTCGTCATCACGGCGGCACTCTTCTTCCCGAGCTTCTCGATCTGCTCTCGCGTGAAGAGAAGGTCGCCCTTTTCGTTGCACAACACCCGCTGGAGATACTCCGTGCGGAAGTTTTCGATTCCGGTGTCGCGCTTGCCGATCCACATCCGCTCATAGGCGTCACGCTCGGCAACCGTCATCACGCGGACATATACCGACCCGCCCCACTCCTTGACCCTTACTTCGAGGAGGGAGGCGTCATCCGCTGCCAAGATCTGCTCTGCCGTCAGGGCCATGTGTGCGTTCCTCATTCTGGCGTGATTTTGAACGTCATTGCATACCGCGCAACGTCGTTGATCTTGCCGGAGAGCTGCACACGCTCGCAGACGGCCTTGGTCGAGAAGGTCAGCCCACCACCAGAGATAGAGAGCGTGGCTTTCCTGCCGTACTGGGCCAGCGAGACGTTGGCATTACTCAGGCAAGAAATATCTATAGTGCCCGCGTCAAGCGTCCACGTGCTGCCACGCGCGAGCGGCAGGCCGCCGCCCGCGTTGACCTTGATCTCGACCACCTCGCCGAAGGACGCACCGCCCCACGAGGCCGTAACGCCCGCGCACTGTGTTGCCATGACGGGCCTCCGTCAGACGACTACACGCGGGCGATACGGAGGGTAGCCTGTCCGCGGATCGCGTCGTTCGTTGCTAGCGTCAGCGTCGAGGCATTGACCGTGTAGGCCACGCCACTCAGAAGGGTAACGCCAGCGGTGCCCGCGCCGCCCGTGATGATGGTGCACGTGCCGGTCGAGGCGTCAGCGATAATCGTGCGGCCGAGGTAGTCAAACTGAACCGTGCGGCCGGTGTCGCTCACGCTGCCCTGCAGCGGCCGGTCAATCGTCCGAACGGACGCGCCGGTCGTCAGACCCAGGTGGCTTACGTCAATCTTCTCTTGGTCGGCGGTCGGGTCGGTGAACGAAATGACGATGTTCGTCACGGTGTACTGCGTCGCGCCCAGCGCGAGCGTCGTGCCGGTTCCGTCGTGAGGCGTAAAGGACATTTCCTAAATCTCCTTCCAGATGATCGAGTACGTTTGCGACACCGAATACACGGGCGGCGTGTCGCCACCGGCTAGCTGCACGAACCCGTCCGACTCGTTATCGAGCGAGACGTTGTTCACTACGATTGAGTCTGACTGAGCGGTGCCGTACCCATCCAGACACACCCGGCACTTGTCGGCCAGTTCCCTTACTGCCTCGTAGGTCTCGGCGTACATATCGAGCGAGAGAATCACGGTCGGCATCCCCATCGGGCCGGAGAGCGTGTGCTGACGCTGGACGCCGCTGCGGCGGTAGGTGAGGAACGGGATGTCGGCGCTGGCGGGGGCGAGCACCGGAAACACCCGGGTGCCCACGACGGCCGCGACGGCCGTGTTCGCCACCAGGGCGTTGCGGATCACGACCTCGGGGCTTTTGAACGACATACCCGCATCATGCCGCCTAGGCGGGCGATGCTTGCAGCGTCAGCCCCCGGCACTCGTCAGCGCGCCGGTGATCGACCCGGACCCGCGGAAGACGAGCGTCTTGACCGCCGCCTCCAGTGAAATCCGCAACTCCGACTGCAGCCGCTCGGCCACGAGCCCCTTCGTCTGGTTCCATGCCGTCTGGACCGGCGGCAGCCCGGCCCGGCCACCGGGCTGCACGGCGGGCAGGATGATCGGCGTCGAAGACCGTTTGAAGAACGCTTTCGGGGTCGGCGGGTTGGTCGTGAACTTCTTGCGGTCGCCCCGCACCTTCTGAATTTCAAACGGCCCCAGTTCGTTGAAACTGCTCGCGAAGTAGGAGGGGCGAAGTTCCGTCACGTTGTGGGCACTGACCGCGTGAGCCGTCACGGGGTGGGCGCGGACGGTCACCGGCTTCCCGTTGCGGATCCGGGTGTGGGCCTTCCGTAGGAATCCGCCCTTCACGTAGGAACTGCGGAAATACCGCTTCGGCGGCGTCGGCTTGTCGATGATCCGGGGCTTTGTCCCGAACTCCAACCACCATTGGTGAAACGCCCGGTCGGGACCGGCCTGGATCGTGCCGCCCTGCGCGCTCTGGCTGTCATCGGCACCAGCCCGGCGATAGCCGAACAGGGCGACCGCGTTCCCCGTGCGGGCGTAGGTCTTCACCTTGAGATCAACCGCCCGTCGCATATTGCGGGTCGGCCCGATGGGCGTCACCTCGCCCAGCCGCAGGAACGCCGGGTAGACGGCCTTATAGAGGGCATCGCCGAGGAGTTTGGCCGCGGCGGCCTTGTCGCCCAGATTGCGGATTCCCGCGCGGAGTTTCTCTAGTTCGGGAAACTCGACGCTGATCTTGGCACCGGCAACAGCCATCAGCTCGTCTCCTGACAGATCAACTCGTGAACGCTGCGGTTGTCGTGCTCCAAAATGGACATGATCTCCAGCGTGCGGCCCCGCCACAGGAGCCGCATCTGGCCGGTGAGCCCGGGCAGATAACGCATCCGCACGCGGTGCGAAATCTCCGTCTGCTGCTGGCCCGCCAGAAGCAACTCGCGAGCCGTCACGCCTTCGACGCTGGCCCACACGGTCGCGAACTCGCTCCACGTGGGGATCGGCTCGCCGAGCGTGTTGGTGGTCTGCGTGGCGACCTGGGCCGTCACACGCTCGCGCATCTGCCCGGCGTTGATCACGTGTAAGACCCCCACGACACGGTATCGAGCAGTGCCTTCGCCCCGGGCGGCAACTGGGCATCCCCACGGCCGTCGTAGAGGGCCAAGATCGTCATCAGCATGGCCGACTTCACCCGCTGCGGCACGTCGGCCGACGAGCCGTAGCCCGCCCACCACGTGACCGTGACGGAGTTGGTGTCGAGCAAGTGCGAGGGCCAGGAACCGTTGTAGAGCGTGCGGATCCGCCCCGGCGTGGCGTCGCGATCCACCCGGTACTCGGTGGGTGGCAGCGTCACGGTCTCGCCGGTTGAGATGGTGTAGGTGACGGTGACGGCGGTCGTCGTCGCGCTCATCGGCGGGCGGGGTAGTTCGATCTCCGGCGGGAACGAGTCCAGCCGCATGACGTATTGCTGGGTCACAAGGCTGCGATCGAGGTAGTCCTCGACAAGTTCGCGAGCCGTCTGGATGTAGCCCACGATCAGAGCATCGTCGGCGCTAGAGTCCACGCGGCAGTGGGCCTTGGCGTCGGCCAGCGACACGGGCTCGACCACTGGGGCGGTCGTGCGTTTGAGGCTGCGGTATCTCACGGCTTTCTCCGGGGGTTCAGGTCGGCCGTCTCGGAGCGTTCCTCGACGGTCGCCGTCTCGATCAGATTCCGCTGCCGCTCCTCGACCGCGTAGCCGTCGGCGATCAAGAGCCGCCCGGCCGCATCCTCGATCTCGATCACGTCGCCCTTGCGGTACGACCTGACTGCCTTGACCAGTTTTATTTTCATTCCTGCGGCAGGCTCCATGCAGTTTTCGGCGGCTTCTTCGTCTCTTGCCATTCGGTCGTGTACTGGAAGACGGGCGAGGCGAAGTTCTTCCCGGGCCACGTGATCACGTATTCGCCGTGCCCGATGCACACGCGGGGCGTGACATAGAGCCGGTTGCCAGACGCTTTCCACGTCCTCCAAAAGCCAATGTCGGAATCAGTTCTTCCGTCATGCCAAGAACCATTCGGATCGGGCGTCTCCTGAAACCACGGCTTCTTCATCCGCTTCAAGGCGGCGGTGCTGATGATCGTGCAGCCGAAGTGCGCCGTATCGACCTGCTGGACGGGGGCACCGAACCACTCCATCGGCAGGCTCGTCGTGCCGCCCTCCGGCGGATTGTCAAGCGTGTCGAGGAGCGTGAGCATCGGCCGCCCGTCCTCTCGCTTCGTCTGCAGCGGAGCCAACGCGTCGCATTGGAACGTCATCGCCATCGCGAACAGGTGTTCGACGGATTCCTTCGATATGAAGGAATCCATATCTAGGCACAGGACGTACTCAGTCGTGTCCTGAAATTGCTCCATCATCCGCGTGAGCACCTGACTCCAAAACGCCCCCTGACCAAGCGTAGGGCGAATGTGGAGAGGCATCAGCGCCTCGATGAACCCGAATGCGTTGATGAGCGGCCCGAATCGCGGCCCCGACAGGATCGCCTCGCACCGCACTTCGACCGACGAGCCGCCAACTTGCACAAGCATGGATCGCTCCAAAAAGAGAAACGGCGGGGCAGGCGATTGCCTACCCCGCCGTTCACTTTGGTCACGCTGTCAAGCGACTAGCCGACGGCCTGCGTGTTGACGCCCTTGCTGGTCGCGTCAACCGGCCCCGCCTCGCCCTTCGACAGGCGAGCGATGGTCACGACGCCGCACGCGCTGGCGGGCGTCGCGTAGACCGTCAGGTAACGCTTCTTGCCGCGGAGGTCCACGTCGAAGCGGTGGGAGTAACCCACGCCGCCCGTCGCGGTCGTACCGGCGGCCACGGTGTAGTCGGTCCCGCCGACCATGCCGCTGATGTTCGTCTGACCCGAGCCCGACACGTCGGACTGGGCGAGACGAAGCACCGTGGCGGCAGCCGTGGGGCCGCTTGCACCGGCGAAGGGGCTGAAAGCAACGTCAATCGACGCGTAGGCAAATCCGAGCGTGTCGATTTCGAGCGAGTGAGTAGCGGACGAGGCGACGTTCGTCTCGACCTTCTCAACGCTCCGGGTGGAAGCAACGTGGTTCATGGGGTCAGGGTCTCCTTGAGGGGGTCGAAATTAGGCGGCGAACTTGAGGGCGACGATCGGACCGGCCACCGTGGTCGAGCCGAGGTCGTGCACCACCATCGCGTTGCGGGTGGTCGCAAAGGTGAGCGTCTGGTCGAACTCGATGTACCGCTCGGAAGCGGTGCGGATCGAGACGGCCCGCCGCTCGCCGAACGTCGCGGCCTGCGAGAGGTCGCCGAACAGCGCCGCGACCTTGCCGCCCGTGCCGGTCAGATCGCTGGTGAGCGAGTGAACGAGCACAACCGGGAAGCCGAGGAACTGGAGGCCAGCACCGCCAGCGATGTCGGCCACGTTGTTGCCAGCCGAGGCCACCATGAGCCGCAGCATCGACGCACCGTAACCGGCCGGGCTCACGTAAAACTTCGCCTGACGACGGGCATAGAGCGGGAGGCGGCTCACGAGGTCCGTGAACGACTTCAGCTCCAGCTCCGCGAAGACGTTGTCGCCGCTCGGGGCGGTGACGACCGACTTCGAGTAGCCCGACTTCAGGA